TGCCAGTTCAGCTAAGGCCGCAACACGATCAAGGGTTTTCCGGGCTTTAGCCTGATGCGATGGGGCTGCAGAAAATATTTCTCCTTTAGACGTTCCGCGTAGCCATTTTCCATCAAAACAACTTTTACCACCGGCCATCAGGTGCAGGGCTTCGCCCCGGCTGATAGTGATGCCGGTTGTCAGATGTATCTCGTCGATAGTTTTCGCTATAGCTGCGTTTTGCTCATCCGTTCCGTGGATGAATTTTCGCCGTATTGATGGCTTTTGCTTCCTCAGTCGGTTGGTCAACTCTCGTCTTTCACGCCGACTCAGAGGTTTTGTTAAATCCAGCATCGGTGGTTCGCTTTCGCTTCCCGTACAGTTATTGACAGAACTCCGAGAGGGCGCAGGAGCGCCCTTAACGTCAACGGCCAAATCAACAGCACGCTTCGGTACAATTTTCCACTGAGTGAGCCTCGTTAAAATCGGACTTCCTGCACCTATAGAGGAATCGTACACCCCCTTAATACATACCGTTTCCTCACCGTATTGATTAAGCTCGGTACGCGGTTCATACAGTGTTCGCACCTGTAAATCATCGCGACGGACAAACGGCCCACCCTGCGCATTAACATAACCAGCCCAGTCACCAGCGTCGGCGGCATCATGGACGGCGGCAAACTCAACGCTCAGGCCGTGCGCGGTTTCGGTATCAGCGAGGCGACGCAACTCACGGTAAACCGTCACCGGTGCACCACCGATAAACTGAAACTGACGGATGTGCCAGCGCGCTGCCCATGCTGAAACGGCGGGGGCAGTCTCTTTCAGCAGCTCACCACTTTCATCATCGGTTTCACCATCGAGAGCATAACCGTCGATATTTTTTGAGATGTATTTAGCAACATAGCCGGTTGCGCTGCCTTTCTTCGGGTCAATGGCCTCGGCGTGGAAACGTGCTTTTTGGGCTTTATCGCTTTTCAGTTCGTGGCGGTCTTCTTTCCATGCGTATTTACGGACGATGGAGCGAACATATTCAACATCTTCCGGCAGCATGAACATCAGCATGTGCCAGTGTGGAGTGCCGTCGTGATGAGGCTCGGCGACACGAATACCGAAAATACGGACATCTTCCCGATGCAGTTTGGCACGGATACGCGCCCAGATACCGGTCAGATAGTTTTGCGTCTCAGCCGGGCTGGCACCGCTCCATTTACTGTTACGGTAACCGGCTTTAGTCGTGGCGTGATATTTTGACGGCGCGGTCATGGTATAAAACTCACCAACATAACCGAGCTCATTACAGATGTTTTCAAACCCACGAATGCGGGTCATGAGCTCACAGCGGCGAATGGCAGGGTTAGCGACTGAGCCATCATATTTTTCAATCAGGCTGATACGGTTGCCGTCTTCGTCTTCTAGATCCAGACCTTTGAGAAATTCGCGCGTGCGGCGCTTTTGTTCACGCCAGTCAGTCACGCAGTTTTTACTCGCGTAGGTGTTTTTTTTCTTGCTGACGTTGCCGACTGCAATTTGCAGGTGTTCGCGCCACGTAGCCGCAACACGGCGCAAACGACCACGCCACCACCCATCGTTAAACATCTTGGCGATAGCCGGGGCGATTTCATCCGCGCCGACATATTTTTTTGCAACCCGATCCCAATGTGGCGGGGTAACGTTGAATTGGAGGGAAATAAAGCCAGCACGGATGTACCAGATATACAACGTTTTAAGTTCGCCGAATCCGTTGTCATTAATATTGGCAAGCTCACCACGAATGAAATTTGCGATATCAGTGGCCAGCAGGTCAATATCGGCGCGCGACATATCAGGGAGGCGGTTGTATCTGGCGACCATATTAACCATGCGTGACGCCAGATATTGCAAAAGCTGGGTATCAAAATGACCACCGAAAACAGCGGTTGATACATTGTTGTTGATGCCAACGCACTCGTATTTTTTTGCGACCAGTTCAAGACGTGGCAATGCCTTTTTGCAGAAGCTGATTAAAAAAGCGTTGGCTCGTTGACTGCCCTGAGTTTGATCCAGCACTGCAGCGGTGCGAGAAACATCAAAACGCACGCACTCAGGCTGGAGAGAAAGCACCTTTCTCGCATGCAGCAAAGCCGCGAACATACGGTCGCGGCGATACTGTTGGTCATAGGTAAGATATGGGCTGGCTATTGCCGACCGTGGAGCATTCCACGGAAAAGCGAATTGAACAGCCAATTTATACCCCCCGATAGTGTTTTAATTTAAGTTCGGCGATTTGCTGACAGGTCACGCAAAAGGCCACGCCCGGAATCGCAATACGGCGAGCTTCCGGGATTGGTGCGTCACATTCCTCACAGAGAAAACGGGAAGGCGCAGCGACACGGCTGCGCGCGTTGTTGATGTGGCGCTCGCGTTCTTCGTGCTCGCGCTGTTGAGCCAGATCGATAGAGTCAGCCATCAGTGCGCCTCCACCGGTTTTACGCAGCGACGAACCGAGCAGTCGGACAAGTACACATCGCCAATATCATCGGGGCCGGTGCACCCTGCGAAGTCATCAACGATAAAAACGCTGACACCTTTCGGTGAGCGCTCAATAAATTTGCCGAAGTATTTACTTTGAGAGCCGCGCACAGTCATCACCACACGCTGACCGGGTGTCAGTTGTGATTCACGCATTAGTGCAGCTCCTGAGATTCGTTTTCGTAGCGAGCAGCCTCATTGCGCAGCAGCTCTGCAATCTCAACACAGCTCATCCGTTTGTTGGTGATGTGTATCGCGATAGCCTCAAGCCGAATTGAAACAGCAGCGGCGCGAGCTTTACGCTCCTCTTTTTTGCGATATCAATCACAGCCATAAGTGGATCGCTTTCAGCTTCTAACTTCTTAAGTAATTCTTGATGCATATATTTCTCCTGATTTCGGGCAAAAAAATACCCGGCGGGTTTACGCCATTAATTTCTTTAGGGGTTAATTACTCAGGTATTACACATTCATGAGGTGAAAACCGGCGGGGTAATATTTCGCCCCAGCGGGTAATTTCATTCATTGCTTTGATTATCTGTAACCGCCGGGGGCGGTCAAAATACTCAAAGGGTTTTCCGACTTCATCCTGTCGGAAGGTTCCCGGCTCATGCCGGTTAGCCAGAGTCATAACGACAAACTTAAAATCATCATTAAGTTTATTGAAATTACGCAGGGCGCGATTTTCAGTCGCTTTTAGTTTCTGATGGAAATGCGCGAAACACTCCTCGCCCGTCATTTTTTCCGGGACGTTAAAATCAGTATTATTAAATTGCATCGCACCCGTTTTAATTGGCGCGGATATAGTATTTTTGTTCATATCGCATCCAGAAAAAGCGCAAAATCCGACGGCTAATTGATACCTTAGCCCCGCTGTGTAATTCATTTAATAATGCTGACTGGTCGCGGCTTGGGTGCCAGCGCTTGCCATCCTTACCAATAATCCAGCCATTGCCGAAATGCATTGATGGGCTCTGACGAACAAGCAGCGAAGCAATTGACGGGCCGTTATCCATTGCCATTCCCTCACATCAGACCAAAGGAAGCGCCGAGACCGGTCATAGTATCGACCGTGCTGGACATTGCCGGGTTAGCCTGGATACGTGCGTGGATCGCAAGCGCTGACAGGGAAAGCATACGAATGCCGGAATTAACACGTTCAACCATGTTAAGGCGGCGGGCCGGTGTGAGGCGTTCACTGGATACCGCGCCGGTCGCCAGCTCGCCCAAGTCACCCATAGCTCGCATGACATACGACTGTAATTTCTCGGAAGCCAGCTCGTTAACCGGCACACACGGCAGGCAATGAATCTGAGCCAGAAAACCATCGACCAGAGTTGAGTCCTCAGTTAGGTCGGTTAACACCCAAATTTCACGCGGCGTTAACTGATGCGGTTGCTCCGGGTTGAGTTTGTTGTAAAGGGTGTGAGGTTTAATACCTGCTTTTTTTGCCAGTTCAACAACGTTATGAGCGGCTGCGAACTTTCGACAAGCATTATTGAAATGACCATGTGAGGAAACGCGAAAATCTAACATGTTGCATCCTTACAATTCACATAAAGTGAATTAAGCGCCGATGACGAGTTGAAATCGGGAATGACCTAAAGCCTTACGCAACTGCTCTTCTTTCCAACGTGCGTAATAAATACGAATCGGACCACCTGCTTTCTTGCAGCCTTTACGGATTGTGCGGGGTTCAATAGGTACACACGGGTTGTCGCCGGTTGTCCAGCGGTAAGCAGTACGTTCAGAAACACCCTCAAGCTCAGCAAACTGTTGCAGGGTAACGATAGGTGCAGGCACTTTGATGATTGCGATTTCAGAAGCCATGTTGCATGATTCCCCTTTTGCTAAAGATTGCAATTAATAGCCATCTGTTTGCCAACGTTCGCCATTAATTGCCTAGGTTTAGACTTAACATAACTCCCAAAATGGAGTTTGTAAATAGGTTAAAGCTACATGAGAATTGAAGGTCTTGGATTAAACAACGAAGAAGTGTTGGATAGGATTTGCGAGGCTTACGGTTTTTCTCAGAAAATTCAATTAGCTAGACACTTCGAAATTGCATCAAGCTCGCTTGCTAACAGGTACAGCCGCGATTCTATTTCTTATGATTTTATTGTGCATTGCGCTCTTGAAACTGGCGCAAATCTCGCTTGGTTACTCACTGGTAAGGGATCACCAGCAACGGAGAGCACAAAAACCGCTACCCGAGACGTGGAAAGATTCACATT